GATGTAGCCTTTAGCGATGCCGCCCGTGACAACCACGCGCATTTCGGGGGCCAAAGAGACCTCCTTGATTGCGGGGGCGGTGAAGGCTTCGAGGTCGATGAAAGGGGCCGAGCTGTCGGCTCGGGCCTGCAACGTGAGCGTCGCACCTGCCTGTACGTCAGCTTGGAACACGCCCACTGGCGTGCGGTCGTTGACCTTCGGGCGGATGATGCCGCTTTCGTAGTTGCTGTACGTGCCAGCGTCGTGCGGGAAAATGGCCATGGTCTGTCTACTTTCTGCTTTTGGTGCCGCTGCATTTCCAGCGCTTACGGCTGAGACGCAGTGGCGAGTTGGGGTCTTTGGCGGCTTTGGGGTGCTTCTTGGCTTGCGCAGCCGAGCGGGCGCAGTACGCATCACCTTTTGCGGTTCCCGGCTTAACGCGAGGGCCACCGCCTTTTGCTTTGCCTGCTTGGCCGTAGCTCACGCGCTTGCCGGAGGCGGTGACTTTTACTTTGGCTTTGCCTTTTGCTGGTTTGGCCATGTCACTTCTTCTTTGCGAACTTGCCCGTCTTCGACTTCATCGCCTTGTAGGTCTTCGGGTCGATGGTCGATTTGGACTTCGAGCGGGACTTGCCCGCCTTCTTGCGGGCATTGATGTTGTCGTAGAGACCGCGTGCCATGGGATTACTTCTTCTTGCCCATGACACCGGGTTTCGTCGCGCCTGCCTTGCGGGCGGAGGATGCTTTGCCTGCCTTGGCTGGTTTTTTGGCTGGGGCTTTCTTCATGTAACCGGGCATAGTGCGGCTCCTGTTGTTGAGTGAGCGCACTATGGCCGAGGCTGAGGGCGACTGTCGTCCTCTGGTCAGCGGGGCATCGGAATGAGGTTGCCTCGTTCTACGTCGCGCTGGATGTTCTCCACCTCTTGTATCTTGCCCGTTGCGCCACGGTCGGCTTGGGCCATGGCCATCTGTTGTGAGGGGCTGAGGCCGTTCTGGCGGAGCTCTTGCGGGCTGATGCGGAAGCGGTCGAGGTCGCTGATGCCCATGGCGCGGATGGCTTCCTCGGTGATCTGAGACATGTCGAACTCCATGTTGAGCCCGGTCTGGTTCATGATCTGGATCATCTGCATCCACACGTTCGGATCGCGAGTTGGCTCGAGCGGAAGCGAGCCGTCGATGACGAGGTAGTCGATGTCGCCGTCCAGCATGGAAGGGCTGAAGTCGAGGTAGCCATCGTTTGTGATGGACTGGAGGTTGGCGGGCAGGGACTTTTCGGCGACTTGGATTTGGCCGTTCGCGGCCACGCTGTCTTGAATGTTGCCGATCATCATGCGGACCATGGGCCGGATGGTTTGGGCCGAGGTCAGGCGGCTGAGAACACCGAGGCGCTGGGAGCCGAGCTGGGTGAGGCGTTGGATTTCTGTGGCTGTGCGCACGTCACTGGTGGGTACGCCTTGTTGAGCGTCGCTTGCGGCGCTCACGCGTTGCTTGAGATCAGCCATGGCGGCGATGTCATTGAAGTGGCCACGCGTGATGTCGGGGATTTGGCTGATGAACAGGCCTTCGCCGGGGTTGGTGCCGGGGAGGGTGCGGACGATGCCATGTGGATTGCGGTCGATCAGGTCGCTGATGTGGATGCGGCTCGGGTCGGCGAAGATGAGGTTGGTCATCGACGCGGAGATGTTGTCGATGCGCGAGCGCAGGAGGTACGTCGCGATGTGGTGCATGGGGAGGAGCAGGTCGTAAAGCGACTGCGAGAAAGTCTTGTGGCTGTCGTGGTAGAGGGAGCCGAACACGAAGGGGAGCTGTTTGCCGTAAGGGTTGAGCTGAAGGCGGATGCAGACTTCTTCGTCGAGGATGGTGGCGGTCAGGTAGACGGTGCCTGCTTGCGGTAGGCCGATCTCCCAGCCTTGGACGCGGAACCAGATTTCGTCCACGGTGCGGGCGGAGCCGAGCTGGAAGAGGCTGCTGTCTTGCGTTGTGGGGTTGAAGACGGGGTCCACGTTGAGACCCTGCATCATTTCTTTGTGGTTTTTGTGGCTGTTCCAGCCGACGCGGACGGAGGTCCGGCTCTCGGAGAGGGCCGGGTACTTGTTCATTTTGGGGTACATGCCGGACGCGAGGAGGGCCGAGGTGGACATGTACTCGGTGCTGACCACGAATTGCATGCGGTCCCAATCGCCCCACTGAACACGGGGGTCTGGGAAACAACGGCGAGGGTCGATGTTGACGATGTGGTTCGTGTTGTCTCGGGCGTTCCACACGATCTTGGTGGGCGCGAAGCCATAACGGATGCCGTCTTGCAGCATTTGGAGGAGCTTGGCTTCTCCGGCGGTGCGGCGCATGTGCTGGTGGAGGATGCGCTCGAGAACGAGGGCGGCGTTCCGGCTCTTGCGGTTGAGGCCTTCGAGCATGAACATGGGATTGCGACCGGTCAGGGCCGCCATCTGGTAGGTCAGGACCGTGTCGGCGATGGCGCGGGTGTCGGACATGACCGCTTTTTCGCGGAACTCTGTCGTGTCGGGTGGCGTGTAAACGTCGTGCGCGCGGTCGGCTTCGAGCCATGCGTCGTAGCGCTGCGAGATTTTAGCGTAGCTCATCTCCGCGCAGGATTTGACGTACTGGACGATCTTGCGTTCCTGCTCGTCGGTGAGGAGGTCGCTGATGTCGATGTTCGCTTCGAGAGCCTGGGCGTGCTCGCTGAGGTCAGCGATCTGCCGGGTGCTTTCAGTTTGCTCGCTGGCGGACGAGCGGTAATCGCCGAAATATGAAGTGGCCATGGTTTTGTGTGTGACCTAAGTGGCTGGCGCTGTCGTCCCCTGAGGGTGGGGCGGCGCGCGTCAGCGCTTGTGACGGATGGGGCGCTTGAGGTCGTCGTCGTGGGCGGACATGCCGAAGCCAGCCCATGGCCTGCGAGGGGCCGAGCTGTTTGGGTTGAGGGAGTTGAGCTGGTCGTTGAGGGACTTGCCGTAGGTCGCCGTGCTGATGGGGCCGGTGCTGGCGAGCTGGTCCTCGAAGGGCGCGAGGTGCTGGCGACTGAGGATGTCGATGGTCATGGAGAGGGCATCGACCTGGTCGTCGTATTTGGCGGAGGGGAAGGCCGTGCATTCCTCGACGAAGTTGTCGAGCCATTTGGCGCGGTTGGGGAGGAGGACGCGGCCACCTTCGAGGAAGGGCAGGATCGAGTGGACGCGGGCTTCCTTGTCGCCCTTGCCGCGTGGTTGGTAGGGCAGGACGTTGAGCCCGCTCTCGCGGCGAAGTTCCTGGATAATCATGGTGCCGGAGGTGACGGCCTCGATGTAGAAGCCACGGAGGCCCTTGCCGCGCCACCGGTTGTTGAGGTGGACGAGGCGGCGTTTGAGCTCGGGGCTCTCCCAGCGGCCACGGTAGACCTCGAGGATATACATGTCGCCCTGTTGGCTGAGGCCAGCGACGAGGGCCACGGTGTAGTTGGAGCGGCTGGTTTTGGTGAAGGCCGTGTCGACGCCGATGATGAGGCTGGCGAAGGTCTCGGGCGTTTGCTCTGGCTCGTAGTAGGTCCAGTAGGTGTCTTTGATGATGCCGCCGCCACGGATGTAGGGCGTCTGCTGGTATTGGGCGTGGAACTCGAAGGGGCTGAGGCGTTCGCGCTTGGCGAGCCATTCGAGGTCGAAGCCACGTTGGGGCCATAGGGCTTTTTGGTAGGTGATGTCCGGGTGCTTGGTGCCGGGGCCGACGTACTTGTCTTCCGCGTCGAGGCGACGCCAGTCGATGATCTGTGCGTGGAGGGGATGGCTTTCGGGGAGGTTGACGCGGGCGATGGGCTTGGTGACGGGGTGCTCTTGGCGGGCGGGGATGTTGAGGTGCATCCACTCTTCCTCCTGCCACTCGTCGAGCTCCATGATGCGACCGGAGAGGTCGTCGGTGTGCCAGCGGGTTTGAATGACGATCTGGCGCGGCTGGAGGCCTGAGACCTCGGGCTGCATACGGGTCGAGAGGGAGCCGACGTAGAAGTCCCACACCTTGTTGCGCATGGTCGGGCTTTCTGCCTCTTCGCGGGAGCGGATGGGGTCGTCGATGATGAGGAGGTTGGCAGCTCGGCCAACGGTGGTGCCGCCGACGCCGATGCCGTAGTAGACGCCGCCCGCCTCGGTGGCCCACTCCTGGGGCGCTTGGCGCTTGGGGTTGAGGCTGAAGTCGGTGAAGGCTTTTTGGGCTTCGGGGTGACGGACGTTGGCGAGGACGTTTTGGCCAAAGCCACGG